CTTTGGACCATATAGCTACAGCTGCTGATGACATGGAAGAAGTGTATCACTTCTTGGCAAATACTTTAAACGCTTACGATGGAGATAATGAAGGTGGCTATGAAGATGAATATGGTAATGTTGAAAGTGTTAATATTAATGAAGCTGAATACCATGGTAGAAAAGTTAGTTTAGGAAAACCTACTAAGGGTGATGTGAAAAAATTCAAAGTATTTGTAAAGAACAAAAAGGGTAACGTTGTAAAGGTAAACTTTGGTGACCCTAATATGGAAATAAAAAGAGATAACCCAAAAAGAAGAAAATCTTTCAGAGCTCGTCATAAATGTGCCCAAGCTAAAGATAGAACAACTCCAAAATATTGGTCATGTAAAATGTGGTCCAAAAAACCAGTATCTAAAATGGTTGCAGAAGAAACTGACAAAGAATTAATTAAAAAAGGTTTGCAAATGTTAGAAAAAAGTAGTATTTTTAGTAAAATTAAAACTAAACTAAAAGAAACTTTTAATCAAGAAGATATGAATGAACCTGAAGTAATGCCAGCACCAACAATTGAACCAGAAACAAAACCAATAGTTCAACCTAGTGTTTCACCTAGTAGAAGGAATAAACCTTTTTTACCAATGCCTAGTGTACAACCAGACCCTAAAGCTATAAAAGAAGGTATTATGGACTATGAAGTTTATCATGATACCTTTTCGTCAGCAGTACAAACAGCTGAAGAAGTAGCATTAAAAAGAGGTTATCAAATTGATGAGAATGAGTGGTTTAATATAGTGTCTACTGGTAAAAGAAAACCATCAGTAAATGATACAAATAGATATTCTATTCCTTTATATAAGGATGGTAAAGAGCAAAGAAAAATGCTTCAAATTCAAGTTTATAACACAGGTAGAAAATATGAATTAAATTGTTATATTAATTAATGAAAGATTTATATTTAATATTCGTTAATATGATTGGTGAGAATTATGAAGGTAAATACTTTTATGAATTCATATTTTCAGATACAACAAAAGATGTTGATGGAGAAGATTGGGACGCAACACCAGCATCTGGAAGACCAGTAAGCCCACACGATGTTTTTATAAAGAAAGTTGGTAGATTGGAATCTGAATTGGTGTTGGATGTTGTTCAAAATAGTGATTCATTTGCTGTTTGGGATGCCTTAGATGGAGTTATTGCTTTAGCTTGGGAAAACCTAGAGGGGTATGAAGATTACCCTAAAAAAAGGATTGTTTTTAAATTTGGAGAAACCATTAAAAGTGTAGAAGAAAAACTTTATGAAAAAGACCTAATATTAGATTACAATAAAAAATAAATATGAATAAAAATAAAATTAAAGAGGGATTAGAAATGGACATGACAACCTATAACAAGGTTAAAGGTACGTTGGACCCAAAACAACCAGTTAAAATAACTGGCGATAAACCAGATACTTCACAATCAATGGTTACTCAAATGGAAGAAGAAGTAAAACCAGATGCGATTATTGAGCCTAAAGATAGTGAAACAATAAAATATTTATCTAATGTAAAAGATAAAGAAACTGGTGAGATTTCTAAACCTTTTACAATTGCAGATAAACGTTATCAAATGGTTAGAGGGGTTAAACCTTCTAAAGAAGTAGTTATGGGTGTTTACTGTCTTGATGATTTTAATGAAGAAGGAGAAAATAAAATACATTCATTGGAGTATTTTGAGAAAAACATTGCTATTCCAATGAAAGAAACTTTGGGTATGGTTGGAGCAAATATAGGTGTTGTTAATGATGGGGAAGAAAAAGAATACCACGACAAAGACCGATTAATGAATTATCTAAACCTAACAGATATCGAACCTCAATATAAACATTTCTTTGTAAATACAAAAACTGGTGAAATTACTGCCAAATTTAAAAACACAAAAGAAATGATTAAATCAGGTATAAAATTGAATCCTGATGAAGACTATATGGATATTAGAGGTTTAAAAAGATATAGATTTGGGGATTCTTTTAAAAAAGATGTAAGCGAAGCAAATTTGTCTCCAGAATATGCTGGCACTGATGTAGATAAATTACAAGCAGATGTTAAAAAATTAGCTAATTTAATCAAAAATAAATTTAGTCTCTATTTAAGTAAACTAGATAAACCCATTGAACAGGCTCAGTTTTTAACAGCTATGGCTGCTGAAATTGGTGTTCCGTTGAATAAATTGAATACTATTATTAGTAGTTATAGAGATATTTCAAAACAAGAACCTGTAGCAACCCAAATAAAAGAATCTAAGGTTATTACAAAAAAATATTTAGAAGAAACTTTAAAACAAAAGAAATAAAATGAGCGATTACAGAAAAATAGTTGAGAACGCATTGAATAAGACAAAGTTGAACGCAAAAAAACTTAATGAAAGTGTTTTATACCCAGATGGGTTAAGTGAGAGAATGCACCCTAAACTTGAAGATGATTTGTTAAAACAAAAACATTCTTTAGGTAAACACCCTATTTTTCCAGAGGGTCACGAATCTAGTTTTGAAGAACAAATTATGGGTGAACGTTTTCAAGATGTAGCAAAACGTTATAAAAGGGTAAATGATATTGATAGTGTTGATTCTAAAGAAGTAATGGCTGAAATGATGCCACTGGTTTATGAAACTATGGGGCTGGAGGCTAAACATAAAAAAGCTTTAGAAAAATTAGCTGAAGAGATGATTCGTGAAGAATATGATATGGATAAAGATGTTGTTGAAATTCACGCTGAGTTAGTTGATAACATATCTTTGGTTGGAACCAAGAAAAACGAAAAACCTATTGCGGTTGAAATGCAATTTAAAAACCATGATGAAGTTATAAACGCAAATGAGGAAGTTTATAAAAGAAGATTTATCAACGCAATGATTCAAGGGGCTGCTAAAAAATGTAATCACATGTATCATATGGTTGATGATGAATTAACTGATTTAGACCCAAGATTACCAAATAAATACGCTAAGATGATGGCAGCTGCCGATTATATGTATTACATTATGCCAGAAATGGAAAACGGTGTTACTGGTGGTATAGTAAAGGTTCAGTTTCCTACTGCATCAAACCCAAAAGCTGTTATTTATGCACAAGCAATGGTTTTCCCAGTCCTTATTCACGAATTGGTGAAAGGTGTTATGGAATTATTATCTGCACATGGATTACCTAAAAATAAAAAAATAGGTGAATTTGTAATTAATAAAGCTGATTTTTTAGCCGCTGAACCATGGGATATGAGATTAGGCCCAGCTATTTGGGAACGTTTTACAAAAATGATAGATGCTGATGATTTCAAATTAAAACACCATATTTATAGTGAATTAGCTGCTTTGCCAGTAAAAGAATTTAACCATAAAATGAGAGAAATTATGGCTAATACCAAAGAAGGTAAAAAAATAATTGATGAAATAGTAAATTCAATTAAAACAGAATTAAAAGAAGATGAGTTTAATGAAGCTATAGGTGCGGTAAACAACGAAGTTATCCCAACAGAACAATCATACGATTCAGATAATGGAAATGGTTTTGATTATGATGAGTTATTGGGTAAATCAGATGATGAAATAGATGACGAATCAGATGGTTTTAATTATGATGATTTATTTAAATAAAGATAAAAAAGAGCCCCTGAGGGGCTCTTTTTTCTTTTAAACACTATCTTTATACTAGGTTAACATATTTATTATAAAAATATTATGTTAACAACAACGGAAATATTAACTGAATACGCAAGATGTTTAAATAGTTCAATTTATGCAATTGAGACTTATTTGGAGACTTTTGATAAAACTCAGGAAGGTTTTGTCCCGTTTAAATTGTTTCCAAGACAAAAAGAAATTATAACAGCATATGATAAACATAGATTTAATCTAGTTACAAAACCAAGACAAGCTGGTGTATCAACAACAACAGCTGCTTATTTATCAATAAAGGTTGGGTTTGCTGATGAGGATAATCCAGAAGCCGTATTGATTGTTGCTAATAAACAAGAATTAGCTTTTGAGTTTTTAGGTAAAATAAAAGATTTCTTATCTCAATTACCTAGATGGATTTGGGGACCAGAATACTATGGTAATAAGAAAAATGAAGCTAAAAGCATATTTCTTACCGATTCAAAAAAAGAAATAAAATTACCTAATGGTAGTCGTGTTAAAGCAGTTGCTACATCTAAAGATGCATTGCGTGGTTTTGCTCCAACATATTTGATTATGGATGAAGCAGCTTTTATCGATAATGGAGCTGAAGTGTTTGGTGCTGCATTAACTGCACTAGGTACAGGGGGTAAGGCAACTCTTATTTCAACACCTCATGGTATGGATGCTTTATATTACAAAACATACGACCAAGCAAAACATAAGAAAAATAACTTTAATATCATTGAAATGAAATGGTATGAAGATTTGCGTTATAACAAAGACCTTAGATGGTATAAAGATGATGAGTTTATTGATGAGATAGAATTTACCTTTGACTCTTATGAAAGTAAGATAACTGATGGGTGGAAACCAACATCATCTTGGTATGAAGAAATGTGTCTCGGTATGAATAATGATGCAAAAATGATTGCACAAGAATTAGATGTATCATTTATTGGTTCAGGGGGTAATGTTATTGACGAAAAATATATTGAATATCAAAATAAACATAATGTTAAAGAACC